ATCCGGGAGGCTGCGACCTATGCAGGATAGTTCCTCGTCCCTGATGGCCCGTGCGGCTGCGTTTGATGACTTCAGGCGTAACCAGGTAATCCATTCAAGCCAGGTGGACGTAGAGAAGTACCTTGACGCGCCGGACCTGTCTACGCACGTTAAGACCGCTCAGGAGGTGATTGACGAGATCTGGGAAGAGGTACTGTCCCCGATACAAGTAGACCATAGCTACACGATGCCCTGGTTGAAGACGCACATGTCGTTCCGCTTCCGGCCAGGCGAGGTGACGCTGTACGCAGGGTCCAACGGTGGAGGTAAGTCTCTGATCACTGGCCAGATTGCTATGCATCTGATGAAGCAGAACCGGAAGGTTTGCATTGCTAGTTTTGAGATGAAGCCAAAGCGGACTATCTACCGGATGCTGAGGCAGTTCTCTGGGGTGAATATTGACGAGCCTGGCTTCACAAGCCGTGACAAAGTAATAGCGAAAGTCCTAGAGCGTTACGAGATTTTCGTGAAGGACAGGCTGTACTTGTACGATCAGCAGGGTACGACCTCAGCTAAGCAGGTGATTGCGATGGCTAGGTACTCGGTGACTGAGCTTGGCATTACAGACATTTTCGTGGATTCGCTCATGAAATGCGTTCCAGCGGAGGACGACTATAACGCCCAGAAGTACTTCGTCGATAACCTGACGGCCTTAGCGCGGGACTTGAATGTACATGTGCATTTGATCCACCACATCAAGAAGCTGCAGTCTGAAGAGGTCGCGCCGAACAAGTTCGACATTAAGGGCTCCGGCGCCATTGGGGACCAGGTAGATAACGTGCTGCTCGTGTTTCGCAATAAAAAGAAGGAGCACAAGATACAGCAGGGTCTGCTTGTTGACGAGTCGGAGCATGACGTGCTGTTGATGTGCGAGAAGCAAAGGAACGGGGAAGGTGAGGACTGGTTCGGCCTTCACTACCATCGGGCAAGCCAACAATTTGTGGAGGCGGCAGACAGCGTGCCGATGTCGTTTGATGACAAGGGAAATTTCTGAGGAAGAGCACAAGTACCGGTGCCTAGTCCGCTGGGTCATCAAGTACCGGATGGATAACCGGGACGCTGCGCATAAGTGGTTACGTGGTGGGGTAGATGAGAAGAATATTTATCGTAAGGGTTGGATGGAGGTACGTCCTGATTCACCGCTAGAGAAGGACGTAATTAATCAATGGAAGTTAGGTAACCGAGGGGAATACGATCAATGGAAAGTTTAAGAGATAAGGTACAACTTGCCGCAGAGGTTGCACTTGAAATTTGCGAAGAAATTATTGACCAGCTACCTGACTTATTAGGAGATGCGCCGCGGGAAATTTATGACGGCTGTCTGTTACTAATTGGTCAGCGTTTGTCAGCGCATGCAATAGCAGACGCAATAATGAAGGCAGACATGAACGCTGCAATTTTAATACACAAGATGTCATCGGATGAAGTGATGAACATTGCTAATGAAATTGTGGCTGAATCAATCATATCAAAAGCAATGGGAGAACAAGATGAGTGAGATGAGCGCGTTTCAACGTAAGTTTCTAAACCGGGCTGGGGCTGTTGATCTGTTCACGCAGGAGGAGTTCGATAAGGAGCTAGAGCTTGCTAAGCAAGAGATTTTGCAGATGGCCATCATTGTTACTGCACAGTCGGTTTCGATAGAGCGGGAGATCTGCGCAAAGATAGCTGAGAAGTTTAACCAGGCCGCTGCTGACGCTATACGTAAACATAAAGGCAATATCACTCTATCGGAAATGCCAGATGCTGAGCCTTGAGCTGCCCTGGCCACCGTCGGTCAATAGTTATTGGCGCACCTTCCAAGGGCGCATGCTGATCAGCAAGGATGGTCGGAACTATCGTAAGGCGGTCCAAGACGCGGTGACCTTGAACCTGGCTAACAAGCACTGGGAGGGGCAGCTCAAGGTAGAGGTAGAGGCCTTTCGGCCAGACAACCGGAAGAGGGATCTTGATAACCTGCTCAAGGCAATCTTAGATGGGTTAGCGCATGGCGGTGTTTACCTGGACGACTCGCAGATAGTAGACCTGAGGATTTACTGGGCGCCGGAGAAGGGTGGGAAAGTGATCGTATCAATTGAGGAAATCAAATGAAAAAGAAAGCATGGGGGCTCAAGACAAAGCATGGGTCCTTTATCAACCGGCCGCCTACGCATCACTGGGAAGCTGAGCGGGTGCTGCTGTTTCGTACTCGCAAGCAGGCCAAGTCGTATCTTGAGAACGATCAGTACTGGGAAGGTAGAGCTGTACCGGTGCGGGTAACTTATGAAGTGAGGGAGACAGAAGATGAATAATACTGACCTGCTTGATTTTTATGCCGGGCTTGCTCTGCTTGGGTTAATCACGAAGCACGGGTCAAACTTTGGCCAGACTTGGTTTGCAGAGGCTGCATTTTTACAAGCCTCAATAATGCTTGAAGAAAGAAAAAAATACGTAAATTTATCTGATGACGATTAAACCAGGGGATAAAAATGAGGCCGTTAACTAACACTTGGGAAGAAGAAAAACCTGAGGACGATATGCTTAGCCGGGATCCGCACACGATGGTGGACTTTATTTTTCTTAATCGAGAAAAGCTTGCAGAGGCCGTTGGGGCTCGGGGGTATCTGGAGAATTTCCTTAAATCAAAGAAGGCCCTGCTTATGAAAGCCAGCGGAGAATCGACCATCGGGGCGCAAGAAAGAGAGGCCTACGCGCATCCTGATTACATTGCGCTGTTTAAGGCGATTGAGGAGGCCAAGGTGCTTGAAGAGACGCTGCGGTGGGGGATGACAGGGGCTCAAATGCGGGTAGAGATCTGGCGCACTGAGCAAGCAAACTTTAGGGCTGAAGGTAAGATTGTATTGTGATTAAACTCGGGGACTGGGTGATGATCTGTGAGACGGGTGACAAGGGGATAGTCATCGCCGCGATGGATCAGAACGAGCGGTTTGTCGTCCAGATTCCTGCCACAGCAAAGTGGGTGTATACCAAGCAGGTCCATGTCGGCATTGAGAAGGTAAGGAAGATCAAGCCGATTCTACAAATGAAGTTACTTTTCTAATTGGAGGTTTTATGAAACATCATGATCGGCTATCTATTGTTGCAGACATTCGGCCAGCACAACGGCCCGAGGACGAGTTTAAGACCCCTTGGGGACGCGTCTGGACGCACGGCTCAGATGTGATGGGTACCTGGCGTAAGCAACTTGTCAACGGTAAGCCCTGGGTGCCGCCGAGCGAAGTGCGGAGTGATTTCCTGTTTAAGCAGAACAGGGATAAGGTTGCCAAATGACGTCACTCTCCATTGTGTTATTAGTTGCCGGGTTTTTTATTGGCGTGGCGGCAGCGGTTGCCGCGGTGGGCTTTGTTCTGTATTGCTTCAGTGAACAATAAACTTAACGCCGCGGAGCGCAGGCACCTGCAGCGGGTCAAGAGCCTACCTTGCTCCGTCTGTAACGCCCCGCCCCCGAGTAGCGCTCATCACGTTAAGCAAGGGCTGCAGTATACGACTGTGGCCCTCTGCTACGACTGCCACCAGGGCTCGTTGATGGGGTGGCATGGGCAGAAGCGTGCCTGGGCGATTCGCAAGGTAGATCAGCTCGATGCGCTCAACGTTACCATTCAGAGGCTTATAGAGAACACCTATCAAGTTGAGGGTAACGATTAAAAAGAATTAGGTCGGTAGTTGTATAAATCTCTTGTGTGTTTGTTTAATTCCGAATTACACTACGTCTGTAGTCCAGTGATTCACAACCCACAGGAGACCGACCATGAACAACGACTTAAACGCAAACATCATCGACAACCTTGGCTCTTTGCTTGCAGAGATCGCCGACCTGACGGCTAAGGCCGACCTCATCAAAGATGCACTGAAGGACACCGCTACCGCGCCAGGTTCTGCCGGTAACGTCTTCGAAGGTGCCTTGTTCAAGGCCACCGTCATCGAAACTAACCGCACCACGATTGACCACAAGCGCTTGTTAGCTGACCTTGGCGTAAGCGCTGAAGTAATTGCTAAGTACAGCAAGACGGCTGCCGTGTTCAGCGTCAAAGTAGGGGCACGCTAATGAAATTCCAAGAAACTTTTTGCAGCCAGTGCGGTCAGGGCTTCGGCCCTGGCGACAGCGGTTACTCGTCGTGCAAGTCGCACTCCTCAGCTTACATCCCCACTGACTATGCGCGTGGAATTGATGATGGGATGGCAATTTTATTGAAAAAAATTAATAGCGCGTTAAATACTGATTTTACCGACGCTGGAGAGGCAACTGCCTATTTATTCCGGATGAGGATTAAGGCTGAGTTCAGCAAAAGGGAGGCCGAATGAAAGTCGGAGAGCACGTAAAGTTCAACAAGAAGCTGCCACGCTTAGCTCACTGCCGGGGGTTTATTACAGCAATCGACGGCATGATCGTCAAGATGCACTGGTATGAGGGGGCCGAGGACGGTCCGATGCATACCCTGCTTGAGCACCTAGAGCTGGCAGGTAAGGCGCCTCAAAAAATATTAAATAAAGATAGCCTAATTGTTTAATTCGATGTTACACTACGCATGTAGTACTTCATAACTGATAGGAGAACCGACCAATGAAACAGCATCCTTACCTCGAATATTTTGTCCGCGGCGCCTGGGGCGACATCGAGTGCCTAGTCAACGTTACCCATTTCCACCATCAACCTGCGGACCGTAGCTGCACAGACAGCGACATGGACTACCGCGGCTTCACCGAAGTCGAATTCGGTTTGCTGCACCTTGACGGCACGCCGGCGCCTGAGCTGGAAGAGCTGATGGATATCAAAAAAGTTGCGGATATCGAAGAGATGATCATTGCTAACCTTTGGGAGAACTAAGATGCTGGCCTACTGCGATTACATTATTGCACTTATTAATACTGGTCTGTCGTGTTACGACGTTGATAAAAAGATCAGCACGATTAGCCCGATTGGCTACGACCTGGGTTCTAACGGCGAGTTATTGAGCACTAAAAAGACGTTGGAAGTGACGGACATGAACGGTAAGAAGTACCGGATTACGGTGGAGGAGCTATGAGCATTAGCCCGGACGATGTTTATAAGAAGGCTATACAGCTCGGCTTCAATCCAGAGACCGACGAGATCCGCTTAGGGCGCCTTTTAGCCCTTTCGCAGTCGTTCTACCACCAGGGGTTCATGGAGGGCGTAGAGAGCCTTAAAACGGCCTTAGAACACGCCAGGAACGGGGAGGCTGCATGAGGGTAGCTATCCTGACGCCGGCTTACGATGGGAAGGTTGTCTGTGATTACGCAATTTCAATGGCTGAGCTGTTTAGGTTGTCATCAAAGATTGACTCATTAGAGATAAATTTAAACTTCCGTATGCACGATGCGTTGATTCAAAAGTCTCGCAATGACCTATTCACTGAAGCTTATGAGGCTGGCGTTGATGTGATCTACTTTATTGACGCGGACCAGTCGTTCTCACCAAAAGCGTTCTTTGAGACCTTAGCAAGCCCGGCCGACGTTATCGGGGTGCCGGTAAGGATGAAGACGGCAGAAGATCGGTACAACATTCGGCCAGAGAATATTGATGGGCATCAGTTCCATCCTGAGCTTGGGTTGTTAGAAGTTGAGTGTATCGGGACCGGATTTTTGAAGCTCACCCGTACCGCAATGGACATTCTGTGGAACGCTAGTCCAGAGTACCGGTATGACGGTAAAACCCGTCGCATGATCTGTAACATGGACATCGTGGACGGGGGATTGATTAGCGAGGATGTACAAATATGCAACAAGCTAAAGGTTGGTGGTTTAAAGATATTTGCAAATATTGACGCTACCTGCTCTCATTTTGGCACTAAACGATTTGATGGCAATTACAAGTTGCATTACTTCACAGAGCAAATAAAGAGGGAGTCAGCATGAAACGAGTGACGTTAGAGGACGCGCCTGCTGAGTACAGCCTGGAGCAGGCAACGATCTGGCTAGAGGCCTACAACCAGGGGTTTGAGGTTGGTGTTGAGGTTGAGCGGGATGATTGTGCGCGGATGGCTGACCATTACTTTGACTACGCCCCGAGTAAGCAGATGCGCGTTGCTTACGGGAACATTGCTGACGCTATTCGTGGGAGGGACCATGACAGCCTCTAAAGACATTATCCAATTAGCAATTGATGCCAGCGTTAAGGCTGAGCGTGAGGCCTGCGCGAAGCTATGCGAAGACCTCGCTAAGTGGTGCAGCGAGACGGTAGCGGCGGCCTTTGAGTCTGCTGCAGAAGAAATCAGAATGAGGGGGGATAAGAATGACTAAAGATGAAATTACCCGCCTGGCTAAAGAGGCTGGGTTTTGTGGGTTCGACGGCGACAACAAATGCTTGCGAGAATTTGCCGCCCTAGTCATAGCAGCAGAGCGCCAGCGCAAGGCCTGGGACGCAACATATTGGACTGCTTACGAGCAGGATGTGGCGGCAGCGGAGCGCGAGGCGTGTGCAGCGTTGTGTTTTCAGATGTGGAACAAGTGGCTGGACTCTGAAGATAGAAGTGAGTTTACGCGCCCTGATGCAGAAGATTGTGCGGCAGCTATCCGCGCAAGGGGGCAGGTATGATTACTCTTACATACGAAGAAGCAGAGCAGTTATTAGCTGCGTTCTGCCAGTCTAGTCAACCCGCATCTGGTTATAGACGTAATGAATTACATTTAACTCCCAAGTCACACGTTGCACTTTACAACGAAGCAATTGAATTACTACGCGCAGCACTATCGCAGCCTGAACGCGAATGGGTAGGACTGACGGATGAGGAGAGGTACTTGGGTGATGCTAGGTCAGAACAAGAGATTGAGTACGCTAAAACCATCGAAGCCAAGCTAAAGGAAAAGAACACATGACTATGATTGAAAAAGCATTGGCAGTTGTTGGGGTAATAATATGTATTAGCGGAGTACAAATGGCTGCGGTTAATTACCAATGCCAAACTAAGGGTGAATTTAAAACCCCGTGGTGGTCAGGCAGTGAAACACACTATTCCTGCAAGGAGAAGAACAATGGCTAAATTACCGTACACAATAACGATCTGCCCAGATCAACCGAACCCTAAGCAGTACACAGCGATGACACCAAAACTTGTTAAAGCGATGATGTACGGGAATGACATGACGATTGACCAGCGCAAGTTTCTGTGGCCTGCGACATCCTCAGACTTTGAAGGCAAGCTACGTGCAATGCTAGATAAAACAAAGGAGAAGAACACATGAACGATATGACTGATTGGATGACTGAAGAGGATGGGATCCCGCATAAAGATGGCAGCGTGCGGTGGTATATAGTTGGGCCTGAGGAGGATATGTACGGGTACCTTGGCTGGCATGACATGACTGATTGGTACAAAGGATTGGAAGAGGTAATGTTTGACGCAAAGCAAATCGCATGCGATTCGTTTAATTTTCAAGTTTTACGTCATGATCAGCTCATTACACTTTTAAGGAATGTTCATTTTGCAATAGAAGAAGCGTTAGATGTTCCAGGGGAAACCACCTATAACTATTGGCTCAAGAGGAGGGTGGCGGCGTTACAAACGCAGAAGTTACGGGGGGATTCCCAAGAATGAGACCGCATGCCCTGCTGGACCATTTGATTGAGAACCGTTGGGCAGATGGTGACCGGGACCTGGTAGAGCTGCTAGACATGTCACGGTCTACGATCAGTAAGATCCGGTGCCGTAACGTGCCAGTAAACCCTACCCATATCCTAAGTATCTATGACGCAACAAACTTGAGCATTGATGAGATTCGGGGGCTTATTGACAAGGCATCGCAGGAGACAAATGATGAAGACGAGTGATACAATGAAACCTAAGCCGTGGGAGGTTGTAGTGGCAACAATATCAATTGTGCTACTGTTTCTCTTGGCTGCACTACTTTAACCTTTAAGGCATCCTACAAGGGAGCCTTGAAGGCTACCGGTGGTCTGGAGTTTGCCTTGGTCGGTTTCGCCAGGCCTGACACCCCGGAAAGACGGGGGACTTGACAGTATTAGTCTGGGCGTATTAATATTCACACATCTGCTACGGGTGGTGCCGTAGTGGTAGTAGGTAGGAGCGAGAGAATGCCCTGATAAGGCAGGCTTCGTCAAAGCTGTGAGGATCGTGCCTACCCACGCCTCATATGCGGCCAACCAAGCCTAAAGCCTCCTTTTCAGGGCTTTTTTATTGGTGGCTGCCGATAGACATGCGGTACGTCGGTGGTGTCTTGGTACTACTCTGCTACACGAGCAAGCCAGAGCAGAGACGGTGGGCGAATCCTAGAGCCGGGTGGTTGAGAATAGTCTGGGATGCTGTGCGACGGGGATGGCTCCGGGCGACAGAAAAGCGAGTCCGTTTCATTACGGTATGGGCTTGCTTTGCTCTAAGGATTCACCAAGCGACACCCTCAAAAAGCCTATAAGGCACAAACGATTACCTTCACCGGGGAAAGAGATGAAACCGTTAACCGAAGACCAAATCCAAGAGCTATACGACATAGCCGCAATGGAAGCCTGGAAGACCTTCGCAGCTTACCCGCCAGAAATATTTCCCATCATCTTCGCTAGAGCTATCGAGTCCTATCACGGGATACAAGATAGACAATCCCCAGAAGCATAGCTACACTGCGACCAAAGGAGCGACATTATGGCCAAGATGGGAAGACCAAGCATATACAACGCTGAACTAGCTGCGAGTATCCTAATCAGGATCAGTAACGGCGAGTCATTGCGTAGCATTACGAAGGACGAGGGGATGCCGACGCAAAGCTCGGTGTACCTGTGGTTGCTACAAAAGCCAGATTTCTCGGAGCAATATACGCGTGCACGGGAGGAGCAGGCTGACACTTTAGCTGACGAGATCCTAGCTATTGCTGACGAGATGCCCGACTCTGTTACTGACGAGAAGGGGATTAGCCGCACCGATTCTGGCTGGGTAACTTGGCAGCGGAACCGCGTTGACGCTAGGAAGTGGGTAGCCAGCAAGCTCAAGCCAAAGAAGTACGGCGATGCCTTGAAGGTCGGTGGTGACAAGGATAACCCATTAGCAGTCACGGTGGGGACTGAGGTCTTCGATAGCGTGCTTGAGAACCTAGCGCTGCAGAAGCAACTGCAGAAGCCGAAAAAATGAGTGACCTGGCCGAGATACTGAGGGATGACAAGATTCGAGCTCAGTTCATGGCAATGCCTCCGGCGCAACGGGCGGCTTACGGCTGGAGGATGCAGTGGCTATCTAAGGCGCACAGGCATCAGATATTACCCAGCGGCGACTGGTGGAGCGTCTGGCTTCTATTAGCGGGACGTGGTGCCGGCAAGACCCGCACGGCGGCTGAGCAGCTTGCCTGGTGGGCCTGGACCGAGCCTAACACTCGCTGGCTAGTCGGGGCGCCAACGAGCGCCGACGTGCGTGCTACCTGCTTCGAGGGGGATAGCGGCCTGATGTCGGTTATCCCGCCGATCCTAATTAAAGACTACAACCGCGCCTTCCACGAGATCACGTTGACTAACGGATCCCTCATCAAGGGGATCCCGGCGTCCGAGCCCGAGCGCTTCCGCGGCCCACAGTTCCACGGCGGCTGGTGCTGCTCCCCACTTACCATGATTGCGTTACCTTGTGGTGGCCAACGTGCCATTGAGGATATCGTTCCAAACGATATGGTGATGACGCGTCACGGCCCCCGTAAAGTTTTGGCCGCCGGGGTATCGGGCAACCCTAACGATTTAGTGCGTATCGATTGTGGAGATACGAACTTGACAGTAACAGTAGACCACCCTATTCTCGTTGGTGACCAGTGGGTTCCTGCTGGCGACATCAAGAGGGGAGACAAGGTATGGCTGGCTACAAGTACATTAATGGACGATATGCACATAGAGTTATCTATGAGCGCCATCATGGTTCCATCCCAGCAGGTTTCGTCATCCACCACAAGGATGAGGACAAGAGCAACAACGCTATTGAGAACCTTGAGGCAATGCCTAAATCTGAGCATCAGCGCCATCACGCAACAGGTAAAGAAAACTCATCGGCTCAACGGCAAGCTGCAACTAAAACTCTTGAGTCATTACGTACACCTAAAGATGCAGAGTGCCTGCATTGCAAAGGATCGTTTGTTTCGCTATCTGCCAACAAGGCTGGAAAGTTTTGCTCTCGTTCCTGCCTTGAGCAATGGCGGTGCAATAAATTTATCCCTGAGCCACGAAAGTGTCTTGTTTGCCAAAAAGACTACACAGCAGTTAAACGGTTCCAAATGTACTGTTGTAAGCAATGCAACGCTAAATCAACAACAAGAACGTATCGAGTTGAGCCAACTGGCGGTACTAAACGTCGAACGGTTGCCGAACTCACTGACGTACAACCTAACGGTTGAGGGTGAGCATGAGTTCATTGCTAACGGGATCGTAGTTCACAACTGCGACGAGCTGGCGGCCTGGGATTACCTCGACGCCGCCTGGGATCAGATCAACTTCAGCGTCCGACTCGGTAAGCATACCAGGCTGATCTGCACGACGACCCCGCGGCCGAAGGACTTGATCATCGACTTGATTGGCCGTGACGGTGACGACGTTGTTGTTACAACGGCATCGACCTACGACAACATAGCAAACCTGTCGAGCAACTTCCAGAAGCAGATCATGCAGTACGAGGGGACGAAGCTTGGCCGGCAGGAGATCTACGCCGAGATCCTGGATCCTGAGGAGTCGGGCATCGTTAAGCGGGAGATGTTCAAGCTCTGGCCAAACGGCAGGGAGTTTCCCAAATTCGAGTACATCATTCAGAGCTACGATTGCGCCTACACGGAGAAGACGGTCAACGACCCGACGGCATGCATAACGTTCGGCATGTTTAAACCGCTGGACGGTCCAATGTCAGTGATGGTGATCGACGCCTGGCAGGACCGGCTGCAGTACCCAGACCTGCGCCCAAAGGTCATCGACGAGTACGACACGATATTCGGTGAGGGCAAAGAAAAGAAGCGGGTTGACCTGATCCTAGTTGAGGACAAGAGCGCCGGCATCAGTCTTATACAAGACCTGCAACGCGCTCACCTGCCGGTCCGCGCCTACAACCCTGGCCGCGCTGACAAGATGCAGCGACTCAACATTGTCTCTAATATTATAGCCAGGGGCCGTGTCTGGATCCCTGAGAGCGGCGTCCGTAAGGGCTTCGTGCGCGACTGGGCCGAAGGCTTCGTGAGCCAGATCTGCAGCTTCCCAGAGGCCACGCACGATGATTATGTGGACGCGTGTACCCAGGCGTTACGGTACCTGCGTGACGCCGGCTGGCTAGAGATCGACGCACCGCCGCGGGATGACTATGACGAAGAGGACCTGATCGACTCAGGCATGATGACCACGCGTGTTAACCCTTACGCCGCATAGTCGGTAGACGGTTAACGGAGACCCCATGATAATTGACAGACTTACTATGTGGAGCTGACGATGGACTTACGCGATTGGTATCGAGCTGGGAACCACCTGCCTAACATGGCCAAGGGCGGTGAGGTGTCTGGCCCTAAAGGGTTCGGACTTGCTGACGTGGCCCCGTTCGTTAGCCCAATGAGTATGAAGACCGGTGGCCAGGCTCGGACACGGGCAGGCACGAAGGTAAAAAAAGATGACATGATTCCTGGTGCCATGCGCGGCTTAGCGGAAACCTTAGGCGGCCTTACGCGTGGTGCGGCATCAACATTTGCTGGTGGCCCGGCAGATATTATCAACATGTTTGATCTCCCTAAGCTTATGACTGGCGAGTCTTACCAGATACCGTATGGCTCGGAGTACTTTAAAGAAAACCTGCCGTTTGCCCCAACGACTCAGACAGGCAAAGTCAGCCAGGAGTTAGGCGGCTTTGTGCCACTGCCGGTGAATGCATTGCCCCAGGCTTTCAAGGCTGGATCTAAAATGCTTGGTCCTGCTATGGCCAATCTGCTTGAAAAAGAGATGAAGCGGTTTGGCATGATGATGGGGGTAGCTCCTGAGGGTGGGGCACCTAAAGCTAGAGAGTTGAAAGGCGCCTTAGCCCCAACGAAAGAGCCAGTCCGCGGTGAAACGAGCAAAGAGCTCAGGAAGCAGCAGAAGGAGCAGCTAACCGACGTTGAGAAAGAGAAATTAGAACGAGTGCGCCAGACGTCGCCTGATGTTTATGATGCGACAAAGTTTATGACGCCGATGGAGCTCGGGAAAATATTAGCGGATCCAGACAGTATTCGCAAAATGGATCGGCTGTTAAACGTATTGCCATCTGCCAAGGAATTGGCCAGCGTCGCAAAGGCCGGTGAGCCCAAGCGTGGTTGGTATCGCGCATCAACGCAGGCTTTGATTGATGTTTTTGGCGTACAGGACGCACCCCGCTTTGCGTCATTGTTGGCCGCCATGTCGCCGCAGACATCCGTAGAGATGAATCTGTTGAACACATTGAACACCTGGAAGAACTGGACTGCTGCTGGCCGGCCGGTTGATCCTAGTGAAATTCGCAAAATAATGGGTGCATCGGTCGCCGGTACTAAAGGTGAGGAGTCTGTGCTTGAGGCATGGGCTAACAATTCCGTCCGAGCATTAACGGCGCGAGACCCAACAAAGGTAACGCTATCTGGGCCAAAGGTGGATTCGTTTTATAAAAATCTTACCGATGACGTATACAAGGTAACTAACGATGCGTGGATGGCATCGGGCATGGGCGTTGACCAAGGCCTATTTTCTGGATCCCCATCGGCAATTCAATTATTAAAAGGCGACCCAGGTCTATCCCCTGGATACATCGGTGCGTCTGCCCGAACACGGGAAGCAGGTCAAAAAGCCGGGATGTATCCATCCGAGGCCCAAGAGACTACCTGGTCCACCTTTATGCCATTGTATGAGATGCAGAGGGCAACGGGCTTGCCTGCAAGGGAGATCCTCCAGCGTGGGCTGTTAACACCGGATGTAATCCGCGGTACGCCAGATTTTGCTACGTTACTCGGCGAAGGTAAGTACGGGAGCATATTAGGGGAAGCTGGATATGGGGAGCAATTGGCTGGCCTCAAGCCAACGCCGTTTTCTTCGAAGACGCAAAGTTTATCGCTTGGTGAGCAGCGTGATTTAGAAAACGCAGCTAAGCGGCTTGAAAGCTTGCGTGATTTACGTGGCATGGAAAGCCGTGGGCGTGTATTCCCTGGCGTAAAGATAGATAAGGAAACTGGCGAGATTATCCCGCCCGAGTCAGCCTTTGCATATAGCACGCATGAATATGTGCCAGGCCGTGGGACTGGGCATCTGGAGGATTTAATCGACGCTCCCTTTGGCTCCCGGTCTAACTTCTCTAGCCGCGTCTCCTCGGCCTTTAGAGACCCTCAGGGGCTCGATATCATGCAGCAGTCGGTAGGATTAAAGCCTATAGCCACTCGCCCGATGACGGGTGCTTTCCGGCCTTCTGGTGACATTCCATACCAGGGCACATTAAAAGCCCCAGACGTAAGCCGGCAGCCGATGGAGATCAGCCCAGGTTTTGCGTCTGGCGTTGAAGTGCCATTGATTCCAAATACAAAAACTGGCGCCCTAGAAATACCTGGGAATATTCAAAGGCAGTTAACCGGGGCCGAGGCTGGCCGCGGGTACATGACGGCACAAAGGGGTTCGCCGTGGCATGCAATGATGCCAGACGAAGAGGGAGGCAGCCTTGTTTTGCCATTAGAAAAGAAAGCCGACCCAGAAAAAATGGGATTAACGTCGGCATTACTTGGTGGCGAGTACGACTTAGCGGATACGGGCGCCGGCGTATCAGTTTTAAATTGGGGTGACATTCCAGCCGTTAAGGATGCCAAACAGTTATCTGCCTTAATGGGTAGCAAAGACGCACGAAGAGCTACTCAGACGGGTGACTACGTAGATTATGGTCCTGCCTGGGAACAGAAAGAGGGGTCCGGTGCTGCGACCCGTCAATTCTTAGATATTTACGGTGGACTGAGGGCGCCAGAAAAACAAGGCCTGTCTGCCGGCATGCAAGAAATATCTCCTGAGTTACTAGAGATTTATCAGTCTGTATCAAAAAGCAAGAAAATGCCGACGCGTGAAGACCTAATGAATGCGTTACGAATCATTCGTGACAAGGGGGTTCCTGGCTTGATCGCGGCTTTGGCTGCCGGCGAGGCTTTGCCTGCTGAGCAAGAGAAGCGTAAGGGCGGCCTTGCCCACTTATCACGAACTCAGGCCCACGGGCGAGGATAGCTTTGGTCTCTTCGTTTACTTCTTTCGACCCGCGTATCCAAAGTACGCGTTCAAAACCAGCTTTGACGCGCTGGCCGTCTTCTTGCGTGTATTCGACAACAAGAAATTCTCCGTCGTTTTCAAAGCCTGAAACTACTGCACAACGTTTTTCATTGTCCATGATGCCCTCCCTAAGGGTAGTGGTCGGAATCATTAATGTAACACAGGATTAAACTATGGCACAAGAATTTCCAATCGACCCAGCGTTTGACCGATTCGTAGATCCTATGTCTGAGGCGCCACAAGGCGAAGAGGATGAAGAGGGCGTTGAGGTTGAGCTTGATATTAACGATGAGGACATCGAGGAGCTCCCTGATGGATCCGTCATTGTGACGATGGACACAAAGGGCCCACGCGAGAACGAGGACTTCTATCAGAACCTGTCAGATAGCGAAGATTTTGACTTCGACGTGTCCACGATGGCTATGCGTTACATCAAGCTTATCGACAACGACAAGGAAGCCCGTAAGAAGCGCGATGAGCAGTACGAGGAGGGCATCAAGCGCACCGGATTAGGTAACGACGCCCCAGGTGGTGCGCAGTTCCAGGGCGCCTCTAAGGTCGTCCATCCTGTTATGGCTGAGGCCTGCGTTGACTTCGCCTCACGGGCAATTAAGGAGATGTTCCCGCCTGACGGTCCGACCCGGACTAAGATCCTTGGCGAGGTAGACAAGGAAAAGATAGAGATCGCTGAGCGTAAGCGCGACTTTATGAACTGGCAGCTCACGGAGCAGATTGAGGAGTTCCGTGACGAGGAGGAGCAGCTCTGTACGCAGCTCCCGTTAGGCGGCTCCCAGTACCTGAAGATGTGGTACGACGAGAAGAAGCGCCGTCCATGCACCGAGTTTCTGCCAATCGACAATGTCCTGCTGCCGTTTGCCGCGGCTAACTTCTACACCGCCCAGCGTGTAACCGAGATCCAGGACATTACGGAGATGGAGTTCAAGTCCCGTATCAAGTCTGGCCTGTACCGCGACATCGACTTTATCCGCGCCACTGCTGAGCCTGAGCCAACGAAGCCTAAGAAGGCCAACGACAAGGTTGAGGGTATTACTGCCGGCGACAATGAGGATGGCGTGCGCCGGGTTTACCACATTTATACCTGGCTAGAGCTCGAAGAGGACAAGTACTCAAAGGGCGAGAGCGCCCCGTACATCCTGATGATTGATGAGTTCGACAATGAGGTCATCGGCCTGTACCGTAACTGGGAAGAGGGCGACGAGACCATGTCGAAGTTGGACTGGATTGTGGAGTTTAAGTTCATCCCTTGGCGTGGCGCCTATGCAATTGGCCTGCCGCACTTAATTGGTGGCTTATCTGCAGCCTTGACGGGTGCCTTGAGGGCGCTTTTAGACACCGCACATACCAATAATTCGCTGACTGCGCTGAAACTGAAGGGCTCGAAGATTTCTGGCCAGTCGCAGAACATCGAAATCACGCAGGTAACGGAGATTGAGGCTGCCCCTGGCGTTGACGACATCCGTAAGGTGGCTATGCCGCTGCCGTTTAACCCGCCAAGCCCGGTGCTTTTCGAGCTTTTAGGCTGGCTGAACAACGCAGCCAAGGGTGTAGTGACTACGGCAGAGGAAAAGATTGCCGACGTTAACTCAAACACGCCTGTTGGCACGACCCAGGCGTTAATTGAGCAGGGCGCGGTCGTATTTTCGAGCATCCACGCCCGTATGCATACGTCTCAGGGCCGTGTCTTGCGGATCCTGTCCCGAATTAACCGTTGGTACCTCGACGATATGCGTCGTGGCGAGATGGTTGAGGATTTGGACATTAAGCGCGAGGACTTTGCCCGTATTACGGACGTTATTCCTGTCTCGGACCCGCATATCTTCAGCGAAACGCAGCGGATGGCGCAGACGCAGGCGGTTATGGCGATCATGGAGAAGAAC